GCCGCATTGGCGGTTTACAGGCAGCTCCTGTGTGATGCAGCCAGGAATCCGGAAGATGAGCATTTCATTGAAGCCTTGCAGGAATTATCAATTGTTGATTACAGGCTGGAATGCTTAAAAAAATGCCCGGAAAGATATTATGCAGACAAGAAGGCGGTGAGGCGGATTGGAGCAATCAGGAAACGAGTTATTGGCTGGCATGGATGCAATGGAACCGGGGCAGCCATTTCCCGATGAGGTATTCTACAACATTTTTGAGATAGAGGACATCGTGGAGAGGACACAATATATAGAGGCGCTAAAGGCGAAAGCAAGGATGCTGAAACGTGCAAGGGAGTTCGACAACATATATAAGGCATTTATCATGGATTATATACAAAAGATGAAGCAGACCGGTAATGAGACCCAATTCACGGAACAGCCGCTCAAGCTCGTTTGCGGGGAATGGAACGCAAGGGATACCGGAGTGACTAAGCAAAAATGGGATCAAAGAGGAATACCCACGAGAGTAATTGCCAGCCCCCATCCAATCATGCCGATAGAAATACTAAAGAATGTTGATACGAATGAAGAACGAATAACGCTTGCTTTCTTTAAATGCGGCTGTTGGCAGAAAATTACGGTGGATCGTTGTATTTGCGCTAATTCAAGTAAGATAGTGGATGTTTTAAGCCAGCAGGGAATTGAAGTGACATCAGAAAATGCAAAGTATCTTGTTCGGTTTATCAGCGATTGCGTCGGAATGAATCCGGTACAGCTCGCCCCAAAGAAATCCATCAACAGGCTCGGCTGGGTTGGAACGGAATTTACGCCATATGCAAGCGATATCCGATATGAGGGCGATCCGGATTACGAGGCTATATTTAAAAACATTAAAACAGCAGGCAGTTTTGATACATGGAAGGAGCTATGCGGTATATGGAGGAAAAACATACCTCTCCGCATGATGATGGCGGCCAGTCTTGCAAGCGCACTGTTAGAGCCTCTTGGTGTGCTACCCTTTGTGCTGCACGTATGGGGCGCAACCGGAACCTGTAAAACAGTGGCGCTCATGGTGGCTATGTCCGTCTGGGGAAATCCCAGGTTGGGAGGCCTGGTTAAAACCATGAACATGACCAAAAACGCAATCATGAGAAATGCGGCTTTCTTATGCTCCATTCCATTCGCCGGGGATGAATTGCAGACCATAAAGGATAAGTGGAATGGGAATTTCGATCAGTTAATCTATCAGATCACGGAAGGCGTGGATCGCGGACGCGCAAAAGCTTATGGGGGAGTGGAAGAAACCAGGACATGGAAAAACAGTTTCCTGCTTACGGGAGAGGAGCCGATCACCAAGTCAAATTCAGGAGGCGGATCCAAGAACCGGGTAATTGAAATTGCCATAGATGACAAGCTTGTAGATGATGGTCATTACGTAAGCACCATGATGGCCGAAAATTTTGGATTCGCCGGCAAAGAGTTCGTTAAATATATACAGAATACGGAAACAAAAAAGATTGTAGAACGGTATAAAACTTATTTTGATGAAATCTGCAAGTTGGATACTACAGACAAACAAGCCATGGCCATGAGCTGCGTATTACTGGCGGACGACATCGCCACGGAACTTTTCTTTCCGGAAGATGATCTTTTAAAGATTGCCGATATCGAAAGATATCTGCAGGGTTCCAAGGAGATAGACGTAGCGGAAAGGGCTTATACGGGCATTATTAATTGGATTGCAAAGAACCAAGTGCGGTTCGAGGATCCCAAGGAGGATAATTCCATTAATAAGGGGGAAGTCTGGGGAAAGGTGGAAAGTGGGATCGCCATAATCAACAAGGACGTGCTGGTTGATTTCTTAAATAAAAATGGATTTGATTATACCGCCGTAAGTAAAAAATGGGCAGAGCGCGAGCAGATAAGGCGTAATTCCCAAGGAAAATATATCCACAGTACAAAGGTTTTTGGGATCAAGGCAAGCTACATAAAAATAACTTTGGAAACCGACATGGACAATGACGGATTTATGCCGATTGAGGATGAGCAGATGGAACTGCCATTTAACTAAAGTCTAACCTGAAAGCATTAAGGTTAGACCATGGTTAGACCTTTGAAACCGCATGGATAGGGGCTTTATATATAGAGTCTAACCTGTCTAACCAGTCTAACCTGTTTATACATTACGTATAGGAGCTTAAATTTGGGCATGTGCGAAATTTGCAATATAAATATATAGATATGCAAGCGGTTTTTCGGTTAGACGGTTAGACCATCAGTAAAATAGCGGCTTTGAGTATGTTTTTTTGTTAATTTTTGAGTTAGACGGAAACTTAAAAAGGTTAGACTTTCGGATTAGGAGGTAGCGATGAGTAATAAAAGCAATGGAACAGCATTTGAAAAAGAGTTTGCGCAGCAGCTCTACGAACATGGCTTCTGGGCACACTTAATGCAGGATAACCAGAACGGTCAGCCATTTGACGTGATAGCGGCAAGGAATGGGCATGCATATGTATTCGATTGCAAGGATTGCCGGGATGGGGTATTTAAACTAAGCCGGATAGAGGAAAATCAGCACGACGCAATGAAGCTGTGGGCTGAGACGGGGAATAAGCCGGGACTGTTTGCAATCAGGATGAATAATGCCATATACCTGATGCCCCACAGGATGCTTGAAATTATGCATGAAAACGGTGCAAGGCAGGTGAAGGAGGAAGAATTAATGAAATATTCACGGCGAATGGAATCATGGTTGACTGCCAGGGACCGGCTGGATAAAAGGGTGATATGATGAAAATCAAAATCAGTAACGAGATTTCAATCCAGAATCCGACGCCGGAAGTAGTGCACTGGGTGAGAGGGAATTTAAACATTCAGAATCCGGAGTATTTAAAAAAAGTACGCATGGGATTATGGACGGGCAATACGCCGACGCAGCTTAGCCTTTACCATGTGGACGGAGAAACAATCGTAGTGCCTACCGGTACGGGAAAGCAGTTAAGGCAGTTTATAAAGAAGGACACGCTGATAGAGCAGGACCTGGCCGATAACGGTCTTAAAGAATACAAAGGCAGGCTTTCCCTGTACGATTATCAGGAAGCTGCCGTGGAGGCGTTGAAAAAGGCAGGGGCGGGCATACTGCAAAGCCCATGCGGTTCCGGCAAAACGCAGATGGGGATCGCCCTGGCAGCAGAACTCTCAAGGAAGGCTTTATGGGTGACGCATACGCAGGATCTGCTAAATCAGTCGTATGAGAGGGCGGCACTGTATTTCCCTGAAAAAACACTTGGCAGGATTACGGCAGGAAAAGTACACATTGGCAGTCACATAACATTCGCAACGGTGCAGACGTTGTCAAAGACGGATCTGGACAAGTTTAAATACGCATGGGACGTGATCATCGTGGATGAGTGCCACAGGGTGTCAGGAACCCCGACAAGCTTAAAGATGTTCTACAGAGTAATGAGCAGCCTTGCGGCAAAGCATAAATATGGCCTGTCCGCTACCGTGCACAGAGCAGACGGATTGATAAAATGTACATTTGCCATATTGGGGGAAATCGTTCATCAAGTGCCGGATACGGTGGTTGCGTCAAGAACGATGCAGGTAAAAGTTTTAAGGAGAGAGACCGGCATAAAGATAAACCGTGCCTGCCAGGACACTGATGGGACACTGGTCTACAATAAGCTGATCCCGTACCTGACGGGAAACAAGGAGCGAAACCAGACCATAGCAAATGATTTGATAAATAATAAAGACTGTTTCAACCTCATCTTATCTGACCGGCTGGAACACCTTGAAACATTGAGAAATCTTTTGCCGGAGGGGCTACGTTGTACCAGTTCCATGATTGACGGGAAAATGACATCGAAGAGAGCCAGGGCGGAGCGTATCAAGGCAATTGAAGACATGCGCTCCGGAAGGAAACACTTCCTTTTCGCTTCATACAATCTGGCAAAGGAAGGTCTGGACATACCGCGCCTTGACCGGCTGTACCTGACGACGCCCAAAAAAGATTACGCAGTGGTGACGCAAAGCATCGGCAGGGTGGCGAGGGTATTTGAGGGAAAGCAGGCAGCAGTCTGTTACGACTATGTGGACAACATACAGTTCTGTGAAAATCAATTCAGGAAAAGAAAAACAAGTTATAAGAAAGCGGGGTGCATACTGGATGGATAGCTATGGGCTGCTTCTGGAAGTGAGGCGGCTGAAAGCCTTGAAGCAGAAAAACGAAGAGTCAGTACCCATGGATGAGCTGCAGACAAGATATAAAAAATCATATGACAAGCTTTGTGAGAATCTAAAAGAAAAGCAGTGTCAGCTGAGAGTATCCTATATGAGTGCGGTAAACGCACTAGTGGCCGTGATGAGCGAAAGCGTATATATAGAGCCGGAGGCGGAAGACGGATGGCTTTTCGACACGCAGCGGGAATGGTATGAGAAGTCAGGGCGGGATCTCCTTGTGAAGGAATTGTTTAACGCTTTCTGGTATTTTGGGGATCCACAAGATGAAAATAAAAACTAAGATTCAATCAATATTGTCAGAAAGGAGAACAGATGAGCTTTAATGAGTTATCAACATACCAGTCATTGAAAGAGGGCATAAGAATATCCCTTGAACAGATGTCGAAAGAATTTATTGTGGTTGGGTTTTACTTGAAACGGATCAGGGATGAAGGATTGCATCACCAAGACGGCTATGCAGACATCTGGGAATTTGCACAGGATACATACGGCATAAGCAAGAGTACCTGCAGCCGGTGGATGACAATGAATGACCGTTTCAGCGAAGAGGGAAACAGCCCTTACCTGGCAGATGAATATAGGGATTTCGGGAAGAGCCAACTGCAGGAAATGTTGTATTTGTCGGATGAGCAGTTGGAGCAGGCGAAGCCGGGAATGGCAGCAAAGGAAATCCGGAAGATCCGGAAGCCGGACCCGGTACAAGTATTCAAGGATTATGAAAAAGAAGCACTGATGCTTCAGGCTTTTACATATGAGTCCATGCAAAAGCTTATAACTCAATTCAACACCAAAATCTATGAACTGCATGAAAATAATTGTAAAGCAGTAATGGATGTTATCTTACCAGCTTTGCCAATAAAAGAGGAAGACTTGATTGTTGAGAGCACAAGCGGAATCCGGATCTGTATTGGCGACCAGTATGCGCAATGGTCGTATTCCCCGTTCATGCAGATGTACATGTCATCAGGAATTTATAAGCGGCCGGAGTCCGAATGTGATTTTAACGGAATCAAGGAAGAGACTGAACCCGTTGTTGTACAGGAAGAGCATTCTGTATCATGGTTCGTAATGAATTATTGTGAGAACAGTTCTAATTTAACCAGGTTGATACAAACATGTGAGGAAAATGATACAAATGCGGAAAGGGCAAAAGCAATCCAGAAACTTTTATCTCCCGGAGGATATGCCGGCGGTGTATATAGTGGATTTAAATATTTGCTCGGGGGATATGATAAGGGAGTTGCATTCGAAGCTGACGGGCAGAAGGTACACCTTGCTTATATTCAATTTGTGAAGGAGTTTGAAGAATTATATGGTCCTTGGCAAAAAAAAGAATCCGTTGCGCCGGCGCAACAGGAGAAATGCGTTCAGGAAGAGGAAGAATCAGAGCATGTGGCCGAGGCAGAATACCGGGAAGTTGAACCAGAGGAGTATGGTCCGCGATTCTTTCTTGATGAGCAGAAGAAGCAATTGGAAGAAATAATAGCCGTGGAAGGCATGCCAACTAAAATGTTGGCCAGACAGAAAACGATTGTTGCGGCATTGGCAGCCATGGTGAAAGAACTGGAAAATCAGGAAGAAATTATTACTCCGGGACAGCCGGAACTCCCGATACTAAAAAACAATGATCAGCGCAGGCAGTGGCTGAAAAATTATAAAGGCTGGGGTATCTGGTACAAGGATGAGAATATAGGGGTGACATACTACAAATACGATTTTGCAGATGGTACTCGGTTGATTACGGAAGAGTATCCGAAACAGGTTAGCGATTATACGACACGTTTTCATCTGGTGGGAGGTCCTAAGGTGCGTCCAAAGAATAGTTATGGATGTGAAAAATATCCATATCATGAGGTTTATACGAGATATCCGGACAGCGAATCCGAAATGATTGAGTTTTTGAAGCATATACAAAAAGAGGTTCGCCTGGCCGGATAATATTGGGAGGATGGCCAATGAAAGAAACATGGAGAGACATCCCCGGATATGGTGGGAAGTATCAGGCTGACACCGAAGGGCAGATCAGGAGGGTATACGGATCCGGAAAGACTAGGCTGTTGAACCCTTACCACAGGAAGATGCACGGTAGCCAGAGGATGGTCGTAAAGCTCACCCTAGACGGGAAATCCAAGGAAGAGATTGTGATGTCGCTGATCGCGAGGACGTTCCTTGGACCCTGCCCGGAGGGGTGCGTGCCGTACCACAGAAGCGGGGTGCAATCGGATAATTACTTGAACAACATCGCCTACATAAAGCGCGCGGAACTCGGTAGGATGACCGGACAACGGAGCAGGCAGCAGGCGGTCGCTAAGATAGACAGCAGCGGCGAGATAGTGGAGGTTTATCGGTCTGCTAGGGAAGCCGGGCGGGAAAATTACTTGAGTTACCAGACGGTCATTGACCGGTGCAACGGAAAAGTAAAAAGCGCCTTTGCCCCGGACGGGTATGCCTATGCCTGGGAGGACAGCACAATAAGCATGAAAAGTGCAATACGTAAAATAGAGATTGATAATGGGTATATGCCGAAAGCGCGGCAGGAAATGAATTTTGAATGGTGATCAACGGAGACGGAGGAAATAGAATGAAAATCAACTATGGAGAGAATGTGACTCTTGAAGTAAACATATCAGACAAGATGATGGAGGATTATGCAGAGTGCCAAAAAATTGAAGCTTGTGAGGGTTCCGGGAAAGAATGTGACGACTGTGGCATGAACATAAACATTGAAAATACAGCATTGTGTGAGATGCCGGCTGTAACGGAGGAGTTGGGAAAAAGAGCACTGGATTCAAGCATGGATAAAACAACGACAGAGATGATGGAGCATATTTGTGACAATTTATGCCGGCATCCGGAGAAGGCGACTGATCAGGACGCATTGGAAAACATATGTGCTGAATGCAAGATGGGAAAGTACGTTTGTGACATATTGAATCAATACAATCAGGCGATATACATCGGCGGCAGCAGGAGAGGGAGCGCTGAGGATGAAACAAACGGCAGCCAGGGTTAAACAGGTAATAGTGGATGCAAGGTTCCAGAACGACATCCGGGATATGGCGAGGTGGCATTTCTTCCGGAAGGCGTGCCAGCATCCGAAGTTTAGCAGGAGACAGGGAGGGGAGAGCGTTGGACAAAGAAAGCTTGAAGGATTACCAGAAGTCAGAGCAGAAAATAAAGAGCCTGGAAAGGCGGATAGAGAATTTAAAGAAGATGGCGGCCAGATATGAATACGGAGCCGTGAAAGGATCCAATCCTGACTTCCCGTATCAACCGATGTCTTTCCACGTATCCGGTTATAACATCCGGGAGGATGAGAAGAAAAGGATCCGGATCAAGAACCTTGAATCCCGGCTGAAGAAACAGAAGGCGGCGGCTGAACAGGAGCGTCTGGAAGTGGAGGAGTTTATAGCGGGAATTGAAGATACTACGACTCAGCTTGCATTCACATATCTGTACCTTGATGGTATGACACAAGGAGAGGCGGCTAAAAAACTGCACATGGACCAGAGTAGAGTGAGTAGAAAAATTGATGATTATTTGAAGTCGCATAAAATGCATAAAAATCTGTGATATAATAGGGAGTATGAAAGTACGTCCAAACGGCTTTCGTTCATAAATTCCCCATACATTTTTGAAAGCGTCCTGCATGTGCGGGGCGCTTTTGGTGTTGCATTATGCTATATTGTGGTATAAAATGGAAGAAAATGTATGGAGGCAAGATGATATGAGTTATATACAGTGTTTAGCAACAGAATCAAAGGTTATATTTACAAGTGATGGTAGAGCAATGGATTTAAATGGTAATATCCTCGATGAAAAATATAAAAAAATAATAAAAATTAATGAGACAGTCGCAATAGCCTATGCTGGAATCAAAGAATTATGCTTGCATATAATTAGAACATCTATGGATACATTTAATACTGAAGAGGAAATATTCACAGATACCCTATATGACAAAATCGTAGTAACAGCAAAAAAAGAATTAGGCAATAACACACAGAAAAAAGCACAATTTATAGTTGCTGGTAAATGTAGTGATGGTAAAATTGGAATAATGACCTTAAGTACAAATAATAATTATGATCGTACAAATTGTTTCGTTGATCCTTCAAATCCAATACTACTTGCGTGCGCTGGTTCAGATGGAGCGCCATTACCGTTTTTTAAAAAAAACATAGAAAATTTTGTGGGTTGCCGAGGGTTAGATATTGATGGAATTCAAAAAGTAATGGACCACACATCACAGTATGTGGCAATAGTTGATAAGAGTGTTAACACGGAAATTTTCAGAGAAATTTTAACATTCCCATAACTTAATGAAAAAGAGGTAGTCAAGCACTATCTCTTTTTATTATTCAAAGAAAGAAGGTGAAGGACGTGAACAGCAGCAAGAAAATCAATATATTAGGCACGGAGTATGAGTTTACAACAACTACAGCAATGAAAGACGTAGGGTTAATGAATAGAGGTGGTTATTGTGACCCATACGCAAAAAAAATTGTCCTTGAATCTGAATTTATGGATCATCCCGGTTGCGTCAAGGATATAGATAGTCACAAAAAAATAACTAAACGCCATGAAATTATACACGCATATTTATATGAGAGCGGGCTGACCGAAAAGTCAGGCAATGAAGAACTTGTCGAATGGATAGCTTGGCAGTTCCAGAAGCTGGTGGAGTCCTTTAAAGAGGTGGACGCGATATAGGGGAGCTGCACAAAGGAAAAGGCAGCCATAAGACCACCTAATCCCGACATAGTTCATCAAGCGTGACGTCAAGGGCATCCGCCAGTTTAATGGCAGTTTCCACCTTGCACCGATTAAAACGTTCAATATCCTCAATGGTGCGTTGCGGAACCCCTGACAGTTCAGAGAGCGCCCTGATAGATAACCCTTTGCTATTTCTTGTTTGTTTTAGTTTCATGCAGATACCTCCATATTTTTGGCAGCACATCCGCAAGCAATATCACGGATGAGCATATAACGAATATACAACTGGTAACGGACCAATCAGTGATAAAGGCATAAACAATAGCAAAGACAAAAAATAAATCATAAAATTTTATTTTTTTCATTTTAAATTATACACCGATGTGGTAAAATAAAAGAAGAGGTAGGGGAGATTCCTCTCCCCACTTCCTACTTGAGCGCTTTTATCAACTCCGCTGTTGCGGCGATTAAAGCGGTAGTGACGGCTACTGCTTTAAGTATTAAGTTGATAAGGCGCTCTCTGCGTTTTCGCTTCTTCTTTTTCTTTCCCATCGGTTTCCTCCTTTCCTTTAAGATAGTTATATTATACCACGTTGCAACGTGTAAGTCAAGAAGAAAATAGAATATTTTTAAATTATTTTAGCGTCCAGTCGGGTGCTTTTGTTATGTGCTTAGGAGGGGGATGCCTTTGGCAGAAGAATTACTCAACTGGATAAGGGAACTGATAAAAGATAATAACATGCATGAATTCTATACGTCTCCACTGTGGCGCAGAAAGAATGCGCAAATATTAAAAGTAAATCATTATGAATGCAGCAGGTGCAAAGCAAAAGGCAAGGTAACCAAGGCGAGAACTGTGCATCATAAGAAATATTTACGTGAGCATCCAGAATTAGCGTTGGAGGATAGTAACCTTGAACCGATCTGCGACAAGTGTCACTATGATGAACATCATAAAAAGAAAGGTTTTATGAATGAAGAGAGGTGGTGAGCCTGTGAAACGGCGGTGTAATGTTAGGAAATGTGCCAGTGCAGCACCCCCGGGTCAAAAAAATGAAAAAACTCTAAGGGGTCCGTGACCGAGGGGGTTCTCGTATCCGGAGATTTTTTAAAAATGAAAAATCCCAGAAAGTGAGGTGGAAACATGGCGCGTCCGAACAAAAAACAGGCTGATAAAAAGAAGACGGAAGCCGCATTATATAAGGCGTTAGAGGACTTTGGGCTGAAAGAAAAATATTACGAAGACCAGGTGTCTGAATATATGAAGTATTATAGCAATTTAGATACAATAAACGATAAATTAAGCGTGAATTTAGACATTGATTTGCTAAAGGAAAAGCGTCAGGTCACAAAGGAGATGAGAAGCATCCTTGCCTTTCTGGGATTGAAACCGGCAGAGTCTGGCGGTGGTGGATTTGAGGAATTATAGCCCGTACATTGACCCGTATATTCAGAAGATCAAAAGCAATGAAGTAGAGCACTGCATTGAGCAGGAGCAGATGATTGACAACATTGTCATTCCGATGTTGGAAAGGGACGATGTATATGTCGATAATGATAAAATTGAAAAGGGTTTATCACTACAGAAATACTTCCCGTACAAGCTGATTGAATGGGAGGTATTTTTATTTGCCTTGATTGCCGGCGTGTTTTTTGAAGACGGCGATATCGTTTTCAGTGACATACGCATCATGGTCGGCAGGGGTTCGGGAAAAAACGGTTTTATATCATTCCTTTGCTTTTATTTCATGTCGCCGTACCACGGGATACGGGGATATAACATAGACATATTGGCCAATGCTGAAAAACAGGCCATGACGTCATTCAAAGATGTGTATGAAATAATCAAAAATCCGATTAAATCAGAATATGAAAAATCATTGAAGAGTAATTACTATGCTACCAAAGAGGAAATCAAAGGGATAAAGACAAATTCAATTTTACGGTTCAATACATCATCAAAGCACGGCAAAGACAGCAAGAGGACCGGCTGTATCATTTTTGATGAAAAGCACGAGTACGCAGACAGCACAAACATGAATACCCTGCAATCCGGTCTTGGAAAGGTAGGCCATGAACGCATCATAACAATCACAACAGACGGCCATATCCGTGGCGCCGTCTTGGATCAGGAAAAAGACCAGAACCGGGAAATCTTAAAGGAATACAACCCATTAAACAGGACACTGGTATTCTGGTGCAGGATTGAAGCAGAGGACGAATGGAACCAGATGGACAAGCTGGTAAAGGCGATCCCGAGCCTGAACGACTTCCCGAGCTTAAAAAGGATAATCGAAAAAGAAATCATTGATATGCCTTACAAGCAGGAATATTTCCAAGAGTTCATGGCGAAGCGGTGTAACTACCCGATCGGGAACAAAGAAGTGGAAGTTGCCACGTGGGAGGATATACTTGCCACGAATCAGGAGATGCCGGATTTATCCGGAAAAAATTGTATTGGCGGCGTAGACTACGCAAAAACAAATGACTTTGTAACGGTCGGGCTTACATTCAGACACAACGGAAAATACTGCCATATCCATCATACATACATTTGCAGCAGGTCCCGGGATTTAGGAGGGATTAAGGCACCGCTAAAAGAATGGGAAGCGTTAGGGCATGTGACATTTATTGATGATGTGGAAATCCCGCCGGAGATACCGGTCGGATGGTTTGAAAAAATGGGGCAGATTTACAATATATTGAAAATTGCAATTGACAATTTCCGGTATTCCCTGCTGAATTCAGCATTTAAGAAAATTGGGTTTGACGCATTTGAGAAGAAAAACATTAAGCTGGTGCGCCCCTCCGACATTATGAAAGCGGCGCCTATCATTAATTCCGCTTTCCTGAAACACCTCATTGTGCTTGGGGACGTTCCGATCATGAGATGGTATATAAACAACACGAAAAAAATAGAAAAGGATGGGAATATAACTTATGGAAAAATTGAACCGAATTACCGTAAGACTGACGGGTTTATGGCATTCGTAAACACAATGACATTAGAGGAAGAACTGCCGGAAGACATCAGCTACAACATTGATTTTGGCGTCTACACATACTAAGAAAGGGGGCGATCATGTGGGTTTTTGGAACTGGCTGCAGGGGAAGATGCTCGGAGGGAAAAGCGTGGAGATATCTGCCGAAACGGTAGGGAAGTACGTAGACCAGGAAAGGCTTGACAGGCTGATCATTGAAGAGTTCACGATCCATGCTGCCATAAACCTGATAGCGAACTGCATATCAAAATGTGAATTCAAGACATTCCGGGAGGGGAAAGAGTTTCAGGGGGAGGAATACTACAAATGGAACTTCGAGCCGAATGTGAACCAGAACGCAAGCCAATTCAAGCAGGAGCTGGTTACAAAGCTATTGTATGAAAATGAATGCCTGGCCGTGGAAAGCAACGGGCAGCTTATCATTGCAGAAGGTTTCTTCAAAGAAGAATTCGCATTGAAAGAAACAATATTCAGCGGCGTAACCCGTAAAGGATTTACCTATAATCGTACATTTAACATGTCGGAAGTATTATACTTTCAGCTGAACAATAAGAATATAAGGCGGCTCCTGACAAACCTGTGTAACGGTTATAATGAGATTCTGGCGGACGCCATAGATAAATACGAAAAAGCCGGAGGGGAAAAAGGAACCCTGCATATTGATGCAGTTGCACAGGGGAAAAAGTTCGGGGAGAAGTCTTTCGAGGAAGTGTATGAGGACTTGTTGAACAACCGGTTTAAAAGGTTTTTCAACAGCAGAAGCGCAGTGCTGCCACTTTTCGATGGGTTTACCTATAGCAAGCAATCAGCGGAACAAAGTAAAAAATCCACTTCCGAAGTGAAGGACATTACGGATATCACAGGGGAAATCGTGGAGACGGTAGCACGAGCGTTTAACATGTCGGCGTCCTTGTTAAAGGGCGATATATCAGAAGTGAAAGACATTACTAAAAACTTCCTGACTTTCTGCATTGACCCAACCTGTGGAATGATCGGGACTGAGACTAATCGGAAACGGTATGGCAAAAAAGAGGTTTTAAAAGGGAACTACATCAAAATAGACACCACAACCGTAATGCATATAGATATTTTTGATATCGCGGAAAAGATTGATAAGTTAATAGCTAGCGGTATGTACTGCATTGATGAGCTGCGAAAAAAACTCGGAGATGCAGAATTAAATACAGAAGAGTCAAAGAAACATTTTATCACTAAAAATTACATGGATTTATCCGGTATGGAAGGAGGTGAGACATAGTGAAGAGTAATGTGACAAAGTTCCGATTCGAGCAGCTTGCGGATTCAAACGTCCATAAGCTGTATATCTATGACAATGTGACGGCTTACGGAAACTTTAATTGGGAAACATGGAGCTACGAAGATTCTGAAACGAGTGCGAATTATTTCAGAGACCAGTTAATGAATATTCCGGAAGATGAAACAATAGAACTGCATGTGAATTCTAACGGAGGTTCAGTAAAAGAAGGCGTTGCTATTTATAACCTCTTAAAGCAGCACAAGGCGTATAAAGTCTGTTATGTGGACGGTTTTGCGTATTCCATTGCAAGCGTGATCTGTCTGGCTTGTGATAAGATTATAATGGGGTTAGGGACCTCCATGCTGATTCATAACATGCTGATGGAGGTTTGCGGCAATGCGGCAGACTTGCGGAAATGCGCGGATGACCTGGATGTATTAATGGAGTCCAACCGCAAGATATACATGGCAAGGGCAAAGAACCTGACCGAAGAACAGCTTTCGGACATGATGGATAAGGAAACGTTTCTTACCCCGGAGCAGTGCCTGGAATACGGGTTCTGTGATGAAATCGGGACGCACCAGGCAGACCAGAGCAAAATCAATCAGCAGTCAGCCATCGTAATTCAACAATTGCGGCAGCAGCTGGCAAACCAGCAGTCTTTCCGGGAGGAAATGAAACAATTCGTTCCAAAACCAAAGCAGCAGGACCCGGCCTCGGAGCCGGAACCACAAAATCCAGGCAATGAAAAGCTACTCACAATGATGGGGGCTTTTTTTAATGCATTCACAAATAAGAAAGGTGGAATAAAACAATGAAAAATGCAGATTTATTGAAACAGGAGAACATGCAGCTTATGCAGTCGCTGTCACAGGCATTGAAGGACAACAATGAGGATGCAATGGCAGAGGCATTCACACAGTTTGCGGATGGCGTACAAGAACGCATCATGGAGGAATACGGGGAACTAAGGCAGACGAAAGATTCTGCGGTGTTGGCAGCCAGAGGCATCCGACAGCTGACCGGTGAAGAAACAAAGTTTTACCAGTTATGGATTGACGCAATGAAATCGCCGAACCCAAAACAGGCGCTTATCGACATCCAGAAGGCAATGCCGGAAACTATTATTGATTCCGTGATCGATGATATGCAGGAATCACATCAATTATTAAGCGAAATTGATTTTATCAACTGCCAGGGCGCAATCAAAATGATTGTCAATGCAGACAACGTTGAGCTTGCTACGTGGGACGCGCTCACAACCGCCATTACAACGGAGCTGGCAGGAAAAATTGACACAATG